TAGTTTCCTGTACCGGTTCAATGTAGATGTATATCCTACATCCTCATGAGCCAAGGGCAAGTCGGTCAAACCGACAGCCCGGGGCGTTCCAGCATATCCCCCGAATCTGCCATTGGCAGATAAGGAAGATACCCAATCTTCTGGGAAAATATCGCTGAACGTTTCTACAACCTTCGCGTCGAAGGTTTCAACAGACTTTGATAGAAATTCGAAATCAACGGATTTCATCAAAGAAGTTGTGGCATAGTAATCGAAGTTCTTTACCCGGAACCTCTGAGCAAGCTCAGGGGGGACGGAATAAAGATTTCGATTTACGACGCCATGTAGCTCGGTTAGAGACTGCTCGTCTCTTTCCACTTGACGGTAGAAAGATCGTGTAGCCATGGTCATAACTTCCAGGTTGGAACCTGGGTAGGACCAATTTAAACCGATCGGTGAGACAAAATGTTTCACCCTCTCAACTACCGCCCTTTGGATAGGGGATAGAAGAGCCACAGCATTTCTTCCGTAATTTCGGACAATATCGAGGAAATTGTCATCAGACACTTCCCTCCACTTAAGAGTCGGTATAACCGAATCTTTTGTGATTACCTTTCCTGCAAACTCACAGAGTTTAGAGGAGGATAATGACTTATCCGGAGAATATGGGCACCCGAATAATTCTAATGTCGAGATGTACTTTTGGTACAGATCGTCATCCAGAATTATAACGTCATCACCTAAAACATAGAATTCGCCATTATATCTCTTTCCAAGGAGATAATAGAGGACGAAACCATGAGTTAGGCCAAAGGCAGAGAACGATGGGTAAAGACCCAACGGTTGACCTTGCGTCCACCGGATCGAACCTATGGTTTGATTAAGCCATAGTGATCTGCTGATCTCGACAAAGAGATCGATGGAAGGATGATTGCCAATTAGCGCTGTCAAAGCGTTAACCTGAACTTCCAAAGGGAAGTAATCAGTTGCATTAGAGAGGTCCACAGAGTGTACCACTTTATTGCTGGCTAGGTGTTCTTGAACATGTTGAACTGGTTTTGACTGGTTATGCGTACAATCCCACGGGATTGTTAGCATATGACTTGTCAATGTATTCTTAAGCGGTTGTAAGGCCGCTTGGAGAACTAGGTAAGGACTAGCGATTGCTCGCAGTTTCAAACCAGGTTCCTGCAAGAAAGAAATCTTGCCCCCAAGCACAGTATCAAAGTGCTCGGTAGAAACATTGTTATCGAAAGAGTGATACTGGGTGTGAATGTTTACACCCTCCGTCACTTTCTCGAACAAAGTCTTGTATCTCTGCCACAGGTCCATATGGGCCCGGGTTTTGAAATAAGACATGGCCGTAAGGCCTTGTCCATTCTTGGGTAAACTTTTAAACCCAAGTACTGGAGACTTTGTGTCAGGACCAGCCGACGTAAGTAGAGGTCGGGGTAACCCGATTTCTAACTTACGGTTCTTGTACAGGTCATTCATGAATGTTGCAAAACATACATTGAATGATTCATTTGGAGTGTAAGTATTTGCATTGACTGCAGATACCCACTTCTCTCTCTGGGATGAGGTAAGTTCCTCATTCTTAAAGAGAGAATAGCACATGAAAACGTTACTAGCGGAACGAAAATTCCGCTCGTTTCTCATGGCCCATCTGAATAGAGAGCCGATCACACCTTTGAAGCTGCCCTTAACATTCTTGGCAGCAGGTGTAAGTGGTTTTAAACCACTCTTCTCTCGATAGAGGTCCACCTTAAGAGATTTCAACCTCTTAACTGTCCACTCTATTCCTGAACAAGTGACCCAACGGTCAATCAAAACAGCGAACTGTTTATGAAAGACAGCTGGAACTCTTAGAACGTGTAGGCGAAGACAGATGTTTCCCTGAAGCTTTTGATCAAAGACAAAGTCTTTGTTCATTACTTACCTCCTTTTAAGGGGATTTGGTAGCTACAGTGAGACAACGCGTCTCGCCTTAGGTTAGTATGCAGTCTCGGTTAGTGGACCCCAGACCTCTTCAGCAACTTTCTCGTTGAAAGCAGCTACGAGTTTCTGGATTCGAAATCGATGATGGACCATTGAGTTGAACGATTGTACTTTCTTTGTACTGAAGACACCTCCTCCTTTAGTTCCTTAAATGAACAGGAGAAGCAATCATTCAATTCAATGGTCCATCATCGATTTCGAATCCAGAAACTCGTAGCTGCTTTCAACGAGAAAGTTGCTGAAGAGGTCTGGGGTCCACTAACCGAGACTGCATACTAACCTAAGGCGAGACGCGTTGTCTCACTGTAGCTACCAAATCCCCTTAAAAGGAGGTAAGTAATGAACAAAGACTTTGTCTTTGATCAAAAGCTTCAGGGAAACATCTGTCTTCGCCTACACGTTCTAAGAGTTCCAGCTGTCTTTCATAAACAGTTCGCTGTTTTGATTGACCGTTGGGTCACTTGTTCAGGAATAGAGTGGACAGTTAAGAGGTTGAAATCTCTTAAGGTGGACCTCTATCGAGAGAAGAGTGGTTTAAAACCACTTACACCTGCTGCCAAGAATGTTAAGGGCAGCTTCAAAGGTGTGATCGGCTCTCTATTCAGATGGGCCATGAGAAACGAGCGGAATTTTCGTTCCGCTAGTAACGTTTTCATGTGCTATTCTCTCTTTAAGAATGAGGAACTTACCTCATCCCAGAGAGAGAAGTGGGTATCTGCAGTCAATGCAAATACTTACACTCCAAATGAATCATTCAATGTATGTTTTGCAACATTCATGAATGACCTGTACAAGAACCGTAAGTTAGAAATCGGGTTACCCCGACCTCTACTTACGTCGGCTGGTCCTGACACAAAGTCTCCAGTACTTGGGTTTAAAAGTTTACCCAAGAATGGACAAGGCCTTACGGCCATGTCTTATTTCAAAACCCGGGCCCATATGGACCTGTGGCAGAGATACAAGACTTTGTTCGAGAAAGTGACGGAGGGTGTAAACATTCACACCCAGTATCACTCTTTCGATAACAATGTTTCTACCGAGCACTTTGATACTGTGCTTGGGGGCAAGATTTCTTTCTTGCAGGAACCTGGTTTGAAACTGCGAGCAATCGCTAGTCCTTACCTAGTTCTCCAAGCGGCCTTACAACCGCTTAAGAATACATTGACAAGTCATATGCTAACAATCCCGTGGGATTGTACGCATAACCAGTCAAAACCAGTTCAACATGTTCAAGAACACCTAGCCAGCAATAAAGTGGTACACTCTGTGGACCTCTCTAATGCAACTGATTACTTCCCTTTGGAAGTTCAGGTTAACGCTTTGACAGCGCTAATTGGCAATCATCCTTCCATCGATCTCTTTGTCGAGATCAGCAGATCACTATGGCTTAATCAAACCATAGGTTCGATCCGGTGGACGCAAGGTCAACCGTTGGGTCTTTACCCATCGTTCTCTGCCTTTGGCCTAACTCATGGTTTCGTCCTCTATTATCTCCTTGGAAAGAGATATAATGGCGAATTCTATGTTTTAGGTGATGACGTTATAATTCTGGATGACGATCTGTACCAAAAGTACATCTCGACATTAGAATTATTCGGGTGCCCATATTCTCCGGATAAGTCATTATCCTCCTCTAAACTCTGTGAGTTTGCAGGAAAGGTAATCACAAAAGATTCGGTTATACCGACTCTTAAGTGGAGGGAAGTGTCTGATGACAATTTCCTCGATATTGTCCGAAATTACGGAAGAAATGCTGTGGCTCTTCTATCCCCTATCCAAAGGGCGGTAGTTGAGAGGGTGAAACATTTTGTCTCACCGATCGGTTTAAATTGGTCCTACCCAGGTTCCAACCTGGAAGTTATGACCATGGCTACACGATCTTTCTACCGTCAAGTGGAAAGAGACGAGCAGTCTCTAACCGAGCTACATGGCGTCGTAAATCGAAATCTTTATTCCGTCCCCCCTGAGCTTGCTCAGAGGTTCCGGGTAAAGAACTTCGATTACTATGCCACAACTTCTTTGATGAAATCCGTTGATTTCGAATTTCTATCAAAGTCTGTTGAAACCTTCGACGCGAAGGTTGTAGAAACGTTCAGCGATATTTTCCCAGAAGATTGGGTATCTTCCTTATCTGCCAATGGCAGATTCGGGGGATATGCTGGAACGCCCCGGGCTGTCGGTTTGACCGACTTGCCCTTGGCTCATGAGGATGTAGGATATACATCTACATTGAACCGGTACAGGAAACTA